GGACACGCACCGGGGCACGCTCCAGCGTTCCCTCGTCGCGGCCATGCTGGACGACCCGGACCTCCTTGAGGACTTCGCGGTCGCGGTTGCTCATGCCCTGACGATTCGGTCGAAGGACGAGGGCGGCGGCTTATCTTGGCCCCCAGAATACCCCGAGATATGAGCAAACTGAACCCCACCGAGCGCGCTCGATTGCGCTCTCTGTTTGACGAGAACGGCCTCACGCCGGACGACATTTTCCAGCATAACCATTTCACGGTCATCACGCGCGCCGGGATTGAAAAAATCCAAGCCAAGCGAGGCATCGAAATCGAGTACCAAGTCGAAAGCCTCCAACCTGAGTTCATCGTCATCAAAGCGGTCGGCGTAATGGAAGAGGACCGCGGACCCAAGAAGGGCACGCGGACCCATCGCGTCGAGACATACGGCGAAGCCTCCAAGCAAAACAACCGCACCAGCTACCCGGTCGCCATGGCGGAAAAAAGAGCGCTCAGCCGTTGCGTCTTGAAGCTGTGCGGCCTGTACAGCGAAACGAACGTCATCGGGGAGGACGAGCGACCAGAATGAGCCGGACGTGGGACGAGGCTTTCGACGGATTGCCACGCGACCCGGAAGAGCTGGACCCCTTGCGCTCGGCTTGTGCTCGCGCCGCTGAGCGGGCTCTCTTGCCTCTGGACGAGATTGAGGAGCTTTCTGAGCGCTTTCTCGACCCCGGTGAGCCTTGGACCCGCGAGGAGCTCGTTGACGCCTTAAACAGGCTCAAAATGCACGAGAGGCGACCCTGTGACGATTACGCCCCAAGCCAGCGCGCTCTCTCTCGCTGGATTAAGTCCTTCGCATTTCTTTCGGATTGACAGGTTGAGCCGCCCGGATTGGGCTGAGCTTGCGCCTCATGGAATGGATTTTCGAAAACTGGACCGCCTTGGCTCTTGGTCTCATCACCTTCGCCGACTTGGTCGTCTCTCTACATCCTCGATGGGATGGCAAGAAGCTCGGATATTTGCGCGCGCTCGTGCTGGCTTTTATGGCTCAAAGTGAAGCCAAAAAGGAGCCCGTCGAAAAGATTGAGAAGCGACGCGGGTGAGCCGTAAACTGAAGGAGACAAAGGTCGGCGCGTGGCTTAGAAATCACGCCCCGGATTTGCTCGCCACCTTGGGCGACCTTGTGCCCGACGCTGGGCTCCTTGACTTCGTTGCCTCCCGCCTCGAGCGTGGGGGGTACACGACCGACGAGAAGCAAGCCGCCGAGGTCCACCGCTTGCTCATTGAGGAGCGCGCCACCATGGCGAACGACGTGAGCCGAAGATGGGAGGCCGACGCAAAGAGCGACGGCACTCTCGCCAAGCTCGTCCGACCCATTTGCCTCCTCGTCACCTTGGCCGGTTTCTTTGGTGTTTTGATTGCTGACAGCATCGTCGGCAATGGCTTCGAATTGGACCCCTACCTCGCCGAGGTTTTGGAGGTCATGGCGCTCACAATTTTCGGCGCTTATTTTGCCGGCCGCTCGATTGAAAAAACTGTCCGACGATGAAGATGAGACTCCCAAAACCGCAAGCTCCAACAGACCGCCAACCTCTGGAGATTTCCGGCGACCGGCGCGTCTTGATTCTGTCCGACATTCACATCCCATTCCACGACGTCGCGGCAATCGAGGCCGCGGTGGATTGGGCACGACGAGAGAAGGGCGTCACCGACATCCTCATCAATGGGGACCTCTGTGACTTTTACCAGCTTTCGAGCTTCGCACGCGACCCCAAGGAGCGCCCCATCGCGGAGGAGCTACTCATGGCCGCCGAGCTGGTGGCTGAAATAGGCAAGCAATTCAAGGGCGCCAAAATCTGGCTCAAGCTGGGCAATCACGAGCAACGTTTCACGCGCTACGTCCAGAACAAAGCGCCGGACCTCATGGGCCTCGAACAGCTCACGCTGGAGGCCGTTTTCCGCGCACAGATTCCAGACGTTCAAATCGTCGAGGATTGGAGGGTCATGAAGCTCGGCAAGCTCGTCGTCGTCCATGGTCACGAAGTGGGTCGAGGGAGCGGCGGACAGCACCCCGCGAAATGGCTCCAAGGCAAAGCGCAACGCTCCAGCCTGTGCGGTCACTTCCATCGCTCCGACGAATGGACAACCAAGGACGCCGTCGGTCAGGTTCGGACGAGCTGGTCGGTCGGTTGCCTGTGCAACCTCGAGCCGGATTACTTACCGCGCAACCAATGGAACCACGGCGCCGCTCTGGTCGACATCGACGAGGCCGGTGAGTTCCATGTTCAAAATGTTCGAATAAGTGGGGGGAGGGTCTTGTAAATCCGTGGAGGCGAAACGCCCGTCCTTTACGGCTACGCCGTAAAGGTACAGCGTAAAGTTCAATCTCGCAAATGAAAGAACCAGACGACGAAGAGGACGACAACCTCCCCGACAGATGCCCGACTTGCTTCGGCTCTGGTGAGGTGGGTCCGACAGGCTGGGAATATCCAGAGTGGGACACTTGTCCAGACTGCAAAGGCTCCGGCTTAGAACGTGACCACGAAGACCCGGACAGGGCTTTCGAGGAAGCTCGTGAGAAATAACTTTCTCGGAGACAACGAAGGGTAGAATTTCCGGACCATTTTTGCGGCCTATGGGTCTCCTTGACAGAATTTTCAGAACAGCACAACCCCAGCCCGACAAGGCTGAGGGCCGGAGCTTTGGGAACGCCCTCGCCGCGGCCAGAGCCACGCAAATCTTCCACCACCTCGAACTCGCCGCAAGCATCAACCCAGAGAACGCGATGGAGGTCTCGGTGGTCGCCGCTTGCGTTCAGAAAATCAGCCAGACCGTCGCCGCCTTGGACGTCGATGTCTACAGCGTGGACGGCATGAGCCAGACCCGGCTCGACCACGAACTCACGTACCTCCTCAAGAGGTCACCAGACAACGCCATCACCGCCTTCGATTTCCTTGAGAAATTTGTCTCCGACGCCTACCTCCATGGGCGGGGCTTCGCGGCGATTCACCGGACCGGTGGCGGACGTGTTGACCGCCTCGAGATTCTCGACGCGAACGAGATGAAAGAGGCCGAGCTTGGAGACGGTCGTCCGGCCTTCATCTACCAGCTCACCGGCGACGTCTACACCGAGGAGGAGCTTTTCGTTGTCAAGGCATTCCGAGACACCTCTCCGGTCCACTTGCACCAGCGAAGCATCGCGCTCATGAAGGCCGCGGAGACCTACGCCTCCAGCTTCTTCCAGAACGGCGGAAACGTGAGCGGAATCCTCAAGACACCGCACACCCTCACGGACGAACAATTTGGCCGACTTCGCGAGACTTGGCATGGACGCTACCACGGCCCCGAAGGAGCACACCGCACCGCCATCCTCGAGAACGGCACGGACTTCGTGAAGGTGGGGACCAACCCAGAGAGCGCACAGCTCAGCCAAGCGCGCAAACTTCAAGCCGAGCAGATTGCTCTCAGCTTTGGAGTGCCCCCGGCTTTGCTTGGAATCGACACAAATGTCACCTATAACAACACCGAAGAACAAGCCCGGCATTTTGCACAGTACACAATCGGCCCGCTCGTGCGCCGCATCGAACAAGAGGCCGCGCTCAAGCTCCTCCCAGAGCGAGAGCGTGGAGCCGTCGAAGTGCGTTTCAATTTGTCCAGCTTGCTCAGAGCAGACGCCAAGACCCGAGGGGAGTATTTCACCCGACTCGCCGGCGCTGGAATCGTAAGCATAAACGAAGCGCGTGAAGCGCTTGAGAACCTCAACCCAATCGAGGGCGGAGACACCCATCTCGTCCCCTTGAATCTTGCCCCCTTGGACAGCCTTGGAGCTGAACCAGAACCCGCGCCGGAGCCACCCGCACCGGAAGCGCCAGAACCTGAACCAAATGCCGACGAACTTCCCGACTAAAGGCGACGACCAAAGCATCCGGCTCCGCAACTCCAAGCGCCCGCAATTTGACCACGCTTTCGCCAAGGCGCTCAAATCAGAGCACCCGAAAATCTGGAAGGCTGGCGGCAACATCCGCGGAAATGAAGCCTTCAATTTATGGGTCAAAGCTCGCGCGGACAACTACACGACCGCGGTCGAGAAGTGGGTCAAAGAGCGAGAGGCATGGGCCGCCCGTCATGCTGGCGACGGTTCACAATTCCCGGAAGATGAGCCCAACCTGAGCAACGTCGCCGGGGTCGTGGCCGCCATCAAGTGGGGCGTCGTCCTTGACATTGGGCAGGGCGCAATGAAGAAAGCCGTGAACACCGTGAAAAAGAAACAAGAAGCCCGCAACGAAGAGCGCCACCTCATGGCAATCGAAGACGCTGGCGACCACTACGTCCTCAAGTTCCACAAGAGCGAAGAGGAGAGCCCTTTCGAGGTCACCGACCAAGACAACCCCCTCACCGACGAGCC